CGGTTTAACCACGTTAAAGCCTCAGTGGTCCATGACTCCTTGCCCAAGGTGCTTAAGATATGCTTTCCCGAATTACAAACTCACATGAACAAAACCGATTGGTTTATGGAATTGCCGAACGGCAGCCAGATTTGGTTTGCTGGCTTGGATGAAAAGGAACGGACGGAAAAGGTTCTGGGCAATGAATATTCAACAATCCTGATCGAAGAGGCCAGCCAGATGCCGTGGCTTGGAATGCCTTTGCTCTTCACCAGGCTCGCTGAGAATAGCGGTTTATCGTTAAGGGCCTACCTCACTTGCAACCCGCCGGCCGTCAAGCACTGGACGCACAAGGTCTGCATTGAAGGGATATACCCAGGACGGGGGGAGCTTGTACCCGATTTCCAAGAGGATTATGCTCATATCTTCATGAACCCGCGCGACAATATTGAAAACTTACCGCCTGGTTATGTGAAGAGTTTGGAAGCATTACCGTTTCGCGCTAAAGAACGGTTCTATTATGGGAAGTTCCAGACGGATGTGGACGGTGCCTTATGGCAATACGACTGGTTTAGGGAGGAAGAAAGGCCTGAAGACATGGAGCGGATTGTGGTGGCGATTGATCCGGCTGTGACTTCCAGCGAAAGTTCAGATGAAACTGGCATCATTGTGGCTGGAAAGAAAAAGATCATTGTGGATGGTGAGGATGTGGATCATTACTATATCCTTGAAGACGTATCAGGGCGCTTTACACCCACCCAATGGGCGGTAGAGGCAATCAAGGCGTACAAGCACTGGAAAGCAGATAAGATAGTTGGTGAGACGAATAACGGCGGTGATATGATCGAAGCTGTTTTGAGAAACGTTGACAAGGACATCAATTTCGGCAAACTTACAGCATCGCGTGGCAAAGTCATCCGCGCCGAACCGATAGCGGCGCTATACGAAAAAGGACAGGTCTATCATGTAGGCCGGTTTCCTGACCTCGAGGACCAAATGGCGTCATTTACATTCGACTATGACAGAGCGCGAGACGGAAGCCCCGACAGGTTAGATGCCGCGGTCTGGGCCCTCTCAGAATTAAGCGCCGGCTATCACTCAGAATGGTTCGCCGTATGATTAAATTTACGCCTGCATATGAGCAGAAAGCAGTCAGAGGCACCCCGTTCCAGATATTAATGCAACGGTCGACCGACACTGGCACAACAACGCTCGATAATCTGATTAACGAATATGGAGACTTGCGACTCCTTCGCCAGATTGTGGACAAGATCGGAGAGATTGGTTCTGCTGTTAGGTGGTGGGTGGCAGATATAGACGGCCAAGAAATTATAGATCATCCGCTTGCTCGTGTTATGGAGTTTGGCAATGCCGAATTCTCAGGCGTGACAATGCGCGGCCTCATTATCAAATATCTCTGCATTGCAGACGAAGCAATCCTGTTGAAACGTGATGCAATCCAAGGCCAACCATTATCAGAACTATTGCCCATACCGCCCAACTGGGTGAGACAACGACCTATACTAGGCCAAGGGTTCTGGCAAATTGATGTGGAGAATGGCAAGACCATCACCATCCCATCGGAAGATATATGTCATATCAAGAACCCTGACTTGCGGAATCCTTATGGTGAACCTCGAGGCGTTGCTGGCGCTTTGGGTGGGATACTGGAAACTGATAAATCAGCGCGCGCTTTCACACGGCTCTTTTTCGAGAATAATGCACGCCCTGATCTGATTATTATGGGGGGTGGCACAGAAGCTACTGAACTGAAAAAGGAAGAGGCTGAACATCTTGAAGAAACATGGCTTCAGAAGCTTGCTGGTCCGTTCAAAAAGCATAAGCCTCTATTCCTCTCCAAGCCAGTAACAATCAAGGAATTGTCGCAACCGCTTAAAGATCTGGCTCTGGATGATATTAACGATTCGGACAGGGATGCTATATTGGAATATTATGGCTTACCACCCGAGATAGCGGGCATTATCGACAACAGCAACCGGGCCACAGCGAAAGAGGCCATGAACATCGCGTTGCGGCTTGTGATAGTGCCAAAATTGGAATTGATCAGGTCAGAGCTTGACCGCACGCTTACGCCCTTGTTCGACGAAAATATCTCACTCAGGTTCGAGAATCCGATCAAAGAGGATATGGCCGACAAGATCGAGATAATGAGTCAACATCCACATGCGTTTAACTTTAATGAAATCAGGCAGGCGGCAGGGCAGCCATTGATTGACGGTGGCGACGATCTATTTGCAGTGCCGTTCAATCTGGTTATCGGTGATCTTGATGAAAGTCAGCCGCAAGACCGGGCGTTAACCGCAGCAAACCGACCGCAAGAACGGGCGATTGCAATCGTAAACCGCAAGACCGGGCTCACAGGCGCCCAAGCATTGATCACAAAGCAAGGCCCAGACCCGGCAGACATCGGGATCGTTCTCTCAGCAAACAGCGCTGCTGATGCCGCAACCGCTGAAATGACGCTCATCATTCAAGAATTTGGTGATGATGTCTTTACAGGATTAGCGATTGAGCCTGCATTTACTCTGGCAGATCCCAAGGTGGTTGAATTTCTCAGAACCTACGGTGCCGACCGGGTTACGAACCTGGTTGATGAAACCACACGGAGAGCCTTGTCGACCAGCTTAAGCGAGGGCGTGCTTGCCGGAGAAAGCTTTGATCAATTGGCAGCAAGGGTGCAATCGGTCTTTGATGTGAGACTGGCAGACGCAGAACGTATAGCCCGGACGGAAACGGTGAGGGGTGCTAACTTCGGTGCCGAGGCGGGAATGAGCCAAGCTGGGGTAGAAGATAAAATGTGGTTGGTCTCCCCCGATAGCAGGGTGAGGGACACGCATGTAGCGATTGATGGTGTTATTGTTCCGGTCGGAGAGAATTTCAAACTCTTTGACGGTGACGAAGGGCCAGCACCAGGCCAGTTCAGTCGAGCCGAGAATTCAATCAATTGCCGTTGTGCGATCATAGCCGTAACCCCAGAAAGCCGAGAGGCGTTTGCATCGGTAGAAAAACGCGCACTGGCGAACAAGATATTCGATGAAAAGCGATTGCCTTTTGAGCGGGTTCTGAGACGAATATTCAAACAAGCGTTCAGAGATCAGGAACGGGCCATATTGGCTCTATTGGAGGAATTATGAGACTTATCAATTCAATCTTGAAATTAGCTGGCTATAGGATTGTGCCGTTACACCCAACGCGCAAAATGATAACGGCTGGTTTGTTTTCGCATCTACGCATTGGGGGTAATTGGAGATTTCAGCCGCTTGCTGTTTATAAGGCGATGGTTGCAGAAAATTAATTTTAGGTCTATGGTTTTTAAGGAGGCGTTAATGGCCAAGATGAAAATTCTAAAGATGCAGTGTAAACTCGAACACAACGAAGGCCGCACTGTTGACTTCGTGATTTCGAGCGAAGCGCAGGACCGGGACGGAGATGTGATTGAAGCTGCTGGCTGGGAATTAGGTAATTTCCTGAAAAACCCGGTTGTTCTATTTGGCCATGATCATGGAGGGCTGCCAATAGGTCGGGCCTCGGATATGCGCGTTGAAGGCGGAGCTTTAAAAGCCAGTGTTGAATTCGCGACCATGGATCAAAACCCACTCGCTGAATCCGTATTCAGGATGGTCAAGGCTGGGTTCTTGAAAGGCGCATCGGTTGGATTTATGCCTATTGAGTTTGAACGTGATGGCGATGGCATGAAATTCACAAAACAAGAATTACTTGAATTCTCTATCGTGCCTATCCCCTCTAATCCCGAAGCCCTGGTCGCATCCAAATCTATCAATCTGGCCCCCGTCCGTGAATACTATGTGAAAAGTCTGGAAGATTGGGCACACATGAAACCCAATATGTTCGCGACCAGAGGCCAGGTGGAAAGAATATCCAAAGCCATTGGCAAGGCCATCGGGAAAGATGCCATTACATTCGGTCAAGCACATGCGGACGGAACACCGATCGCCCCGATGGATGAAGCCTGGGATGGCCCAGCACAAATCAAGGAAGCCGAGATTGATGATTTGAAGGTGATGTCCACATTTGTTGATGATGTTGACGAAGACGAGTTGACCAAGGGGTCATTCAAACTTCCCCACCATCGGGCAAGGGGAGGCCACGCAGTAGTTTGGCGGGGTGTTATAGCGGCAATGGCTGCATTGCTTGGCGCAAGGGGTGGCGTAGACATTCCTGACAACGATCGGCGCGCCGTTTATAATCATCTCGCCAAACACTACCGCGAATTTGACGAAGAGCCGCCAGAGTTTCGCCATGTGGATGACCAGACCTTAAAAGACAATTGGCTTGTGCTTAACAAGCACGGCGGAATTAGCCTGCATATTGACCTGATAACGGAAGAGCTTGACGAAATCAAAAATCTGTTGAAGGATGCTGAGATTGAAGTAACGAAGAAATTTGACGGCCTCAATAAACAATTCGATGAGGTCTTGTCTGATATGAACCGACCCGCCGCACGGCAGGGTAAGGTTATTAAAATCAAGCGTAACAAGCCGCAGGCTTAACGCTCCGTCGCAGACGGTATAATTTCAACCCAACTTTGGAGACTAACCATGCCTGAAAACAAAAAGGCTGAAGACGACCAGGGGGTGGAAACCGTTATGACAGAGGAAGAGCTTAACAAGCGCATTGAAGATGGTGTTACAGCCGGCGTTGACAAGGCTTTAGCCGCCCAAAAAGAAACCGAAGAGAAAGAGGACAAAGAGGACAAAACGCCCACGTCCTTCAATATCTTCAAAACTGCGGTGAGTGATGCAGAAACCGAAAAGTTCGTCGGTGACTATCAAAACGACACAGACGGCGTTAAGGGCGCAAAAGCTCGCCGTTCACTCGGCAAGCTGATGCAATTGTCAGCGGTGCTTTCGAAGGATTTACAGAAGGGTATGCAACTGGCCGAAAAGGCAGCCAAGAGCATGCCATATCTGGCAAAAGCCCTTAATACCGGTGATCTGGCTTCGGGCGGCGTTCTGATCGTAGAGGAAGTGGCAAACGATATTATTGAATTGCTGCGGCCTCTTACCACAGTTCGTCAATTTGCTCGTAATCGCAGGATCCCAACCGGTTCTTTCCGGCAAGCTCGCGCGACCTCTGGTGCGACCTCTCGTTATAAAGGCGAAGGCACCACGACGAATGCAAGCCAACAAACCTTCGACCAGATTGTTCCGACACCTCATTTCCTTGAAACCTT